GTTTTAGAGAATCAGCTCCAGAAACAGTTCGTGGTACTGCAATGCTTGCTGAAATGGGTGAGACTCGTGGCAAGTCTAAGTTAAGGGATATTGAAGGAAGTTTGACAAGGTTAGGTAAAAGTTTATATAACCTAGCCAAGGGTCATTACACTTACTCCAAGACATTTAGAATCGTACAGCCAAATAATGATATTACTGAGTTTACAGTAAATATGTACGATGATAGAAGTCAGGAAATTAATGCCATCGCAAATAACATCACGGTGGGGCATTATGATGTGAGAATCATATCCGGTTCAACTTTACCCTCAAATAGAATAGCTGAGTATCAGTTATATCTTGAGGCGTTTCAGATGAATCTGGTAGACGATGTCGAGGTTTTAAAGAAAACTGAAATCTTTGACAAAGAAGGTGTCTTACAGCGAAAGGGCCAAATGGCTCAAATGCAATCTTATATCAAACAACTCGAAAGTCAAGTTAAGAAACTTAGCGGAGACCTACAGACGGCAGAGCGTGAAACGCTTAACTCCAGAAAGAGGGCTGAAACCGAGAAGTTTAAAAGCAGACTTAATGAAATCAAAAATGATACCAAGTTTAAAACTAAGGTTCAAGTTGATAATCTAAAAAGAATTGTTGATTCAGAAACACAGGCTGTAAGCTAATGAAAACAGAAGTAGTGGGAACAGTTCCCGGTTCTGCTTTTACGGACATCTTTAATTAGGTGATGCTAACTAAAAGAAATCGAGGAATATAATGGAAAACACTATGCACGAAAATACCACAATAGAAGGCGTGGAAGGCGAAGTTTTAGAACAAGTTGTTGAGCCAGAACAGGTAGGGGCAGAGCCTCAGCCTGCAGGAGAAGAAGTCGTAGATGAATCAAAGAAGTTTCAATCAATGTACGATAAGAAATCTGCTGATTATGAAAAGCTTAATAAGGAAGTTGAAGAGCTTCGTAAGTATGAACAGTTAGGTAAAGTATTAGAAGAAAGACCTGACGTTGTTGATGCTATGAGAAACACACTTAGTGGTAATGCGGCTAGTAAACAAGAAGACCCAAAGGTTACAGAAGATTCTTTTGACCCTTGGGAAGCTTATTACAAGCCGGGTTCACCCTCTTATGAGATGAGGGTGCAACAAGAAAAAGCTGTTGCTCAGCAAGCTGTTCAAGAACAGATGGCAGGGTTTCAGCAACAAGTTGCGATTAACAACCTAAAGCAAGACCTAGCTAATAAGCATGGCATTACAGACCCGAATATGGCTGAAGACTTTATACAGTTTGCTACGACACCAAGAGAAGAACTTCCTTTGGATTTGTTAGTTGATGTGTACAGAAAGCATAAAGGTGGAGAAGAAAAAGTATCGCCAAACTTAGAAGCTGTTCAGAAAACTAAGGCTATTCCAACTTCGGCTGGTGTAGTTCAAGGTTCTGCTCCAAGTAAGCCTAATGAGTTAGATGATGTTTGGAAGGGTGTTATGAGCATGTCAAATAAAAAATCAATATAACAAGGAGTCCTAAATGGCAACTTACAATCAAGGAATTGTGAATGTTGGCGACCCGGGTGCAGCTGCTTCAGGCTATCACACTCGGAGACTGTTCAATTTCTCAGACCGTGTAGCGGAGTTGGCTCCAGATGAATCACCGTTTTTCGTGTATCTCTCTAAGGTAGCTAAAGTTCCTACAGATGACCCTCAATTCCGATTTTTAGAAGATAGAACTAAAATCTCTATGACAGACCGTTCTTTTGACATTAATGGAGATGTAACTATACCAGCGGCAGGGCTATCAGCAAACTATGCAGTAGATGGTTCAAACGTTGATTGGCTTATCAAAGGTATGGTTGTTGCTCTTGGTCAAACAGTAAACCCCGGTACAGATGAAACTCCAAGTACAGTAATACTAAGAGTTGAATCTCAAGTAAGCGGTGGTGTTGTTACTATGAAAACAATAGCTGGTTCTGATGGAGGAGTTAGTATAGATAATGCTAAATGTACTGTTATAGGTACGTCTTTTGGCGAAGGTTCTGGAGCACCAGACGTTTTTTCAGAAGAGCTTGATAATGATTTTGGATATACCCAAATCTTTAAGACAGCTTGTGAAATGTCTAATACAGCAAGAGCAACTCGTTATCGTGGATACGCAGATGAGTTCCAAAGAATTTGGAATATCAAGCTTCGTGAGCACAAAGTAGATATTGAGCGTGCTATGTTGTTTGGTCAGCGTGCAAGCGTTGGAGGAGCTCAGTATAGTGAAGGTATAGCAGGTCATATTATTGCTAACGGAACAGCAGTTACCGGAACAAATAACTTGGCTTATAGTTCAGGAGCACCTTACTTTAGAAGTGCTTCAACTTCTGAGTTAACATACGACAGAATCTTATCTGATTTTGAAGTAGTGTATGACCCTGCTCGTGGTGGTTCTGATTCAAAGCTAGCTCTTGCTAGTTTACCTGTAATTACATTCTTTAACAAATTGGATTCTTCTTTTATAGACCAGTCTGTTACAGGACAGTTAAGGTATAACATTGAAAAAGCAACTGGCTCTTTTGGCCATACAATTCTTCAAGTTGAAACTATTCACGGTACAATGAATCTAGTTAAAGAGCCTCTATTCAGAGGGTTTGCTTCTGGTTTCTTATGTATGGTTGATATGGATAACGTAGCTTACAGACCATTGGTTGGTAACGGTGTTAATCGTGATACTCAAATCATGACTAACGTTCAATCCGCTGATGAAGACCTTCGTAAAGATATGATTTTAACTGAGGCTGGATTGGAAGTGTCTCTTCCTGAAAGTCACTACTTAATCAACTTAGAAGGAGTTTAATAATGGCTAGAGCAAGTTATTTAGAAGAAAATAGTAGTTCTTCTTTCGGTCATAAGAAAAAAGTAAAAAAGCTAGCAGGAGCAACTCAACTTCTAGAGTCTGATAGCGGTAAGATTTTTATGTTAAATTCAGCTACTGAATTTGCTACTACCTTACCTGCTGTTAAAGATGCTGGATCTGGTTGGTACTGTAAGATAGTTGTTGATGCCGCACCTTCTGGAGCCGCATACACTGTAGCTGAAAAAGTCGCTGATGACACTAACGTAATTATCGTAAATGGTATCAACGAGTTAGAAGTTGACGATACTGAAGATGGCCCATATAGTGCTGGATGTACAACTATAACATTTGCAGATGGAGTAGCCTTACAAGGCGACCATATAGACGTTTGGTGTGATGGCGTAAATTACTACGTTTCAGGTCAAACAAAAGCAGATGGTGGTATAACTCTATCATAAACTGAATAAATAAAGTTAAGCAGTAATTAGAACTGTGGGGGTTATCGTATAAAGGGTAGCCCCCGAATCTAAAAAGGAATAATATGAATTGTGTACATTGTAAAAACCCAAACCCTGAAAGATGGTTCTACTGCAGAGCGTGTGGTAAGAAAGCATCTGAGGCTATATTTACAACTAACTTATATATGATGAGTGAAGCTGGGAAGAGAAGTGACATAGAATTTTCACAAGTTAGTATGGATAGCCATATAGATAAGATGAAGAAAGAAAAAACAAAGAAGTTAAACAATGTTTGGAAAGAAAGAGTAAAGCAAGCAGGTGTTAATTAATGGCTAATTTTGATATACAAATACAAGATTTAGTTGGAACATTTACAGATCAAGTAGCTATGGATGATTTCATGACTGCTGGTGCTAAAGAAATAATTAACTCTCTTCCAAACAATTTACTATATAAGTGTGCTGATAAAACTACATTAAATAATTCTCCTTCAACTTTATCCAATATGGATACAAGAGGAAAAGTATTAGGTGTTTTAAGATTGGATGCAGATAGTAGTGGTATACAAAGACCATGTAGGTCTGTAAATCCATTTAAAAGAGGTAGAATACAAGACAGTTCGGATATGGAGCTTGCAACAGCAACAGACCCTGCCTATCTTGTATATGATAATACCTTAGAAGTATATCCTACTCCTACTGCAAACCAAACAGCAGAGGTTGAGTTTGTATCCTTTCCCACTGTAGATGCTGATGTAGATAATGCAATAGCAAATTTTCCAGATGAAGCTGAATACTTAGTAGTGCTATATGCTTCTATAAAAGTTTTACAGCAGTTAATGACAGCAAAGCATGGCAATACAGATATAACAGCATCTTTGACTAAAATAAACAATGCATTAACAGATGCTACAGCTTCAGCTAATGCGGCTGTTGCCAAGTTTGAAAATGCAGATAGTGAATCTGTTTTTGGAGATGAGTCTACTTTTCTTACAGATGATTCTCAGTTAGCAAGAGTTAAGGGTGCTTTAGATGCGGCTGAAAATGTAGTTAACAATAATCAACCTTCATCAGATACAGATGCATTTGGTGCTCAGGCAAATGAAGATGTTGAAATAGTTTCTTCAGCTTTAAACATTGCACAAACAGAAATAAGAAGAGCACAAGCTCATCTTTCAGAGTGGACTGCAATAGGAGATATGAGAGTAAAAGAAATAAACGCTTACTTGTCTACGGCTCAGGGTCATGCAAGTGAGATACAAGCTAGGTTAAATGTTGATAATACTGAGTATTCTTGGTATGAAAAGCAACAGTTAAAACTGCAATCTGATTATGAAAAAGGTTTAGCTAAGTTGGTAGGTGCATAATGGCAGTACATTCAATAACTGTAAAAGAATTAATAAGTAGAGTAAGATTGGTTTTTCCAGATGCTCCAGAAACTTATATACTAAATTTAATAAACGATGCTTTGGTTGAGGTAGGAACTTACAAAACAAAAGTAGTTCATGCTAAAATATCAACTGTAGCAGATAGAATGTATTATGATTTAGCTGATGGTGCACAAGACTCTAGTAATAATAAGCTTGAAGTTAATCAAGTGATTAGAGTTTACTTAATGGACAATGAAGGAGACTATATACAAATACCAAGATTGGTTGATAAGAATTTATTATTAGCTGATATAGCAAGTGAAAGCAACGTAAATACACCAGATTAATTATGGCAAGCAATATTAAATATCCAGAGAACCAAGCAATGTACTTTATAGAAGGTGACAAGCTTGCGTTGATAACAAAAGTAGATTCTAGTGGTAATGGAAGAACTAGTTCTAGAAAGCAATTTAAGGCTATATCTGAAGCGGTTACAGATGGTATACTGATACACTACTATGCAGAACCAAATAGTGTAACTGCAATTACAGATAGTTTAGATATAGACAATACTTTAGAGTTAGCTGTTGTTGACTATGTAAAGAAGTGTTTATATATGGATAGAGCAGGCAAGGCTAGAGATGCTGGTACATCTCAAGCTTCTATGCTAATGGCTAGTAAACATGAGAAAAATTTTAAAGATGCTGTGCATAGGTATGGCGTAAGAAAGAAAGACAAAACAGGTGGAAGTAGGGTTGTTAAAGTCCCTAATTTAGTTTAACCAATATGGATGCTTTTAAGCGGTGGTGGAGGAATATAGGATAGATTATGGCAGATATAAATAAATTTACTACAAAAGAAGTACTAAACAAGGTACTTCTAGATTCTTCAGGCAACTCTGTAGCCGCAAATTCTCACACATCTCAAGAAGCGTTAAACGCTGTACTTGATACTTCTAACAATAGATTGAATGTATCCCTTGGTGGTAGTAATACTATTTCGGGTGACGTTACGATTACAGGCGACTTAACTGTACAAGGTAGTGGTACTAATACTTATGATGAAATAGTGCAAGGGCAACTTGTTGTTCAAACAGGAAGTTCAGGGGCAACTGTTGATAGTAATGCTGATGAATTAGTAGTAGAAAGCAATGGAAACGCTGGTATTTCTATACTTACACCTAATGCTAATACAGGACAATTAGTTTTTGGAAGTGATAGTGATGCTTATGGTGCTTTTGTATCATGGCAGGGTAGTGCCAATCAAATGACGATTGCAACTGCTAATGATGGTGATTCTATGGTATTGCAAACAGCAAATAAAGTTACTGCACTAACTATAGACTCAAGCCAAAATGCTAATTTTGCATCTAAAATTGGGATTGGAGTATCTCCCGTAGGTACTTTAGATATAAATATCAGCACAGATGCAAGAGGTTCGTTTACTTCTAGTATAGGTGAAATTGGTTCTGGTGTCTTTGCATTACAAGTAGTTAATTCTGCTGGAAGTGCTTTAAAACCAATGGGAATTAGAGCAGAAGATATAAGGCTTGTAACAGGTAGTGCTGAAAGAATAAGAATTAAAGACTCAGGGGTTGGTATTGGAAGTTCAAGTCCTATTTCAAATGTAGAAATAAAAGGAACAATTAGTGCTTTAGATGGAGTTCCATCTGGTTTAGTTGTTCATGATTCTGGCACAGCAAATTCTGGATTGCAATTAATAAACAATAGTGGAAAGTTTGCTATACACGCTGATGGATCAAATGATAGAGTAGATTTTTATTTAGATGATGCAACTACAGGAAACAGTTTTGCTGGTTCAGATAAGCTATTAACTTTAAAATATGGAGTTGGTGTTGGTATTGGAACTGATAGTCCAGCAGAACTTGTTGAGGTTGAAAAAGACCAAAATGCTCATACGGTATTGCAAGTCGATAATAATACCGCTGGAACAGGAGCATCTGGTGGGTTTAAAGCATCTTCTGATGGAGCAGATTTATATGTAAGGTCATTTTCTTCAAGCTTTACCACATCTGGTCGTAACATACAAGATTCAGTTCAATTATTAAGTGTAGGAGCATCTGGTGGGTTTGTAATTGCATCAAATCATGCTACTGCTGATATGTCATTTTGGACAAATGATACTAAAAGATTAACTATTGATGGTGATACAGGAAATGTTGGTATTGGAGAAGACTCTCCAGACGAATTATTGCATTTAAAATCATCTACCGATGCTAAACCAGTCATTAAAATAGAACAATCTGGAAATAATGTAAATGGTGGCGGTCTTATATTTCTAACAAGCGGAACTGCTAATGATAATGATGATTCTGGGGTTATAAGATTTAAAGGAATGAACGACGCTGGTACTCCAGAAGAAATTGAATATGCTACAATATATGTAAATCACGATGACGTATCTGATGGTTCAGAAGATGCTACTATGCATTTTAGAACTCAAAGCGGTGGTTCATTAGACTCAAGATTAGTTATTCAAGGAAGCAACGTTGGTATTGGAAATACAAATCCTTCAGTTGCTTTAGATGTTACTGGACAAATTAATGCCAGTACCAATATACTTGCAATGAGTGGACTTTATTCAAACGAATTAATCACAAGAAGTGGTAGTACTCTTGCTATTAAAACTTCTGGTGGTGCTAATATTGTAAAATTAGACACCGACTCCAGAATCTCACTTTCTAATAATGGTGGTACTGAAACAACTGTATTTGGTCAAGAAGCTCTAAATTCTGGTATAGGTGGTTCAGACGTAAGGTATTCTGTAGCAATAGGTCATAGAGCATTGATGTCTGAAGATTCAACAGATGGAGCTACAGCAGTTGGTTATCAAGCATTAATTTCGCAAAACCAAACAGGAGAAACAGGAAATACAGGAATAGGTTATCAATCCATATATAATAATGTGACAGGCACAAAAAATACTGCTGTAGGATGGAAAGCATTAAAAGGTACAGGTTCTCAAAGTGGTTCTAACATTACAGCTATTGGAAGTGAGGCGTTAGCTGTGGCTTATGGTCAAGGAAATACTGCTCTAGGTCAAAAAAGTGGAGTTGCCTTGACGAGTGGAGTAAGAAATGTATTAATAGGAGTAGATGCTGGTGCAACTGCTACAACTTCTAGTAATATGGTTTTAGTAGGAGCTTTTGCTGGTGATTCAATAAATAACACAGGGGCAGATGGTACAGTTGCGATAGGAAGAGATTCGCTTACAGCATTGACATCTGCACAAAGAATGACTGCTGTTGGTTATCAAGCTTTATCGTCAGAAGATGCTGGTAGCTATCAAACTGCTGTAGGTTATCAAGCACTATCGCAAGTAAATAATGATAATGGTCATAATACAGCTTTGGGTCAAAGAGCTGGTTATAACTTAACTACAGGAAACTCTAACACGATTATAGGCTCTGGTGCAGATGCTAGTGGTTCTGGTGGAGTTAATCAAATAGTAATAGGTCAAAGTGCAACAGGACAAGCAGATAATTCAGTAACGCTTGGTAATAGTTCTGTATCTAATTTTTATCTAGCACCGGGAAATACATCTGGGCAAACCATAAATTTTAATGATGCTGGTGCTGGTGGGTTTATACAGTATGACCATAGCGATGACCAACTAAAATTGGCTGTTGCTGATACTATTAATGTTAGATTGTATAATGGCAGATTAGAACCCGGATCTGATGATACTCAAGACTTAGGAAGCACAACAAGGGCATGGCATACTTTATATGTAAAAGATGGAATAAACTTTCCAGATGATGCTTCTGCAAATCCAAGTTCAGATGCAAATACTCTGGATAACTACGAAGAAGGCGACCACAATCCAACTACTGTTGTTGGTGCATCTGGTGGAGATTATACAGTAGATAGTACAAATGATGTTTTAAGATATACAAAGATAGGAAGGCTTGTAAATATACAAGGTCTTATTCTTATTACTGGAGATAATTCTGCATCGGGGCAACTTAGAATTTCTTTACCATTTACGATAGGAGACGGAACAGGACTTAGTGGAAGGTCTTATGGAAGTGCTTATTTATCTTCTCATGGAAGCGGCAGTGCGAACGATACACCGATAGAAGGTAAAGTTTATGCTAAATTAGAAGAAGGTAATGCTTTTTTTACTTTAGTGGAAGTAAATGATGATGGAACTGATAATGATATAGATAATGCAGATGTAGATGATGCATTTAACATAGGTGTTAATTTTAGTTATACTGTATAGAAATACAGTTGGAAATAAAAAATAAAGGAAAAATAATATGGCTTTATCAAAAGTAGAAAAAGATGATTATGAAGTAAGAGGTGAGTACAAGCATATAAATGTTCGTACTAAAGTTTCTATAATGGAAGATGGTGCAGAAATCTCTTATAAATATAACAGAAAAGTATTAACGCCAGATATGGATGTATCTGGAGAGTCAGGAGAAATACAGTCTCTTGCTGGTGCAATATGGACAGATGAAGTGAAATCAGCATGGGCAGATAAACAAGCTGAAGAAATTTAACAAACAAGGAGTCAATAATGGCTAAAAAACAAAAAGAACAGAAGCCAGTCTTGACCTTAGATGATAAAGAATATATCATTGAGGATATGACTGATGAGCAAAAAATAATGGTAAATCATCTTAATGATATACAGAATAAGCAAAGAACAAATCAATTTGTTGCTGAGCAGTTATCAGTTGGACATAATGCATTTGTTAATATGCTTAAAGAGTCTTTATCTAAAGAAGAGGAATCAGAGGACAAGTAAATGCTGATAAGAAGGTGTGCTCAAGGTCACGATATTAAGATTTATAGAAACACAACTCCCGGTGCTACTCGTACAAAGAATTACCCAGATGGTACAACTGAGACCTTGACATATCCTTCGTCTTATAAATACTTCTTATTAATAGATGGAGAGATAGAAAGGAGAAGTAATAGTTGGGAAACTATTGAAGAACTTTATGTTGAGAAGTGTGAAGATAAGCATGGTGATAGTCATGGTAGAATGTTAATAGGTAAGCATGAATTAGTTAATAACGTTATAACAGAAAAATGAAGAATCCTTTAGCAACATTAGTATCATGGCAATACAGAACTGGACAATTAGATGGGTGGACTGCGTATCATTTAGCCGCTGGAGCTTTCTTATGTAAGATATTTCAATGGTTAAGTTGGACAGATTTTTGGTGTGTAATGGGTGTGTTTATTATAGGCGTATTGTGGGAAGTATTTGAGTGGTTTATCGAAGGAGATGAAGAAACTTATGGAAGTAAAAAAGCATGGGCATACAATACTATAGCTGATATTGTTGTTGAGACTGGTATCGCATGGTGGATGGTGCTATAGTGGCAAAGCACGATATAAATTTTTACAGTGAAAAAGAAGTATCAAATCTACAGTTATTTACTGACAATTTATTTGCTTCTTCTGGTCAATTTAGTGGATATAGTGTAATACATAAGTTTGGACATAATACAGATGTTGCAACTAACTATGAAACTTTGTGGAGCTTTGGTGCTACTTATAGCTATTTAAGCTCTGCTACTTTACTGAAGCTATCTAGCTCTGATACAAATGATGATGATGGAGATACAGGTGCAAGAACAGTTTTGGTTCAAGGGTTAGACTCAGATTATAATGAGATAGAAGAAACAGTTACATTGAATGGGCAATTAGCAGTTGAGACTCAAAATCAATACTTAAGAGTTTTTAGAATGATAGTTAAATCTGTAGGTAGCAGTGGGTATAATGAAGGAATTGTATATGCAGGTACAGGAACTGTATCAAGTGGAGTTCCTGCAAATGTTTATGCTGAAATACCTGCTGGTTACAATCAAACAATGATGTCTGTTTATACAGTGCCTGCTAATAAAACTGGTTATATGACAATGTTTTATGCTCAGCCAGATGATAACAAAGGTTTTCAAACTAGATTATTAACTCAAGAAATAGATGGTATCATGAGGATTCGCAATCAGCTTCATGCATTTCAATCTCAAGCAAATTTTAATTATCTTCCTTACTTAAAAATAAATGAAAAAACAGATTTAGAGATTCAAGTAAAAATTGACCAAGGGACAGCTGAGTTTGGCGGTGGATTTTCATTAACCTTGGTAGACAATGACTAATAAAGTAAAAAAAATAATTCAAAAATATCTTGCTAATAGAAGAAGGAAGCAAGTTAAAAAGAAACTCATGAAAGGGAGTAAATGAATAAAGTAATTAAAACATTAAAAAGCGGAGATTTTCAAGTTGTTGATTCGAGTTATGATATTCCTGTTAAGTATTCTTATAATACAAAGTTGCGGAGGAAGAGGATGGGTAGTGGCAAATGTACCTCTCACACCTCAGGATACAGTTACAAATACAGTTTTTATCGAGATAGTGGATGCTGATTCAGTGGTTCATTGGTTTCATGGTAATATCAGCGATTATAGTAATTGGTGCTATAAGCATGAAAGATGGGAAGAGGTAAAGGTTAGGTGATGGATACAGCTACGCTACTAGAAGCCTATGGAGAACTTGGTGTTATTGGTATTTGTATGCTTTTATTTGGGTTTATGATAACTAATCTAATAAAAGAAAACAAGTCTCAAACAGAACATATTGATGAAATACAGCAAGCTTTAGCTAGTATGAAGTCAGAGCTAAGCAATACTATGAGTATATGTGTAAAGCTTATTGATTCAGTAAATGGATTTAAAGGTAGCATTAATGATAAGATGGATAGAAGGCACGAAGCTTTAATGAAAGACATAGATGATTTAAGTGATAAGATTAGCTACATGAGTGGGAGACTTAATGGTGGAGGTAAGCACTAATGGACAGTCTAAAGGTTACAGCTTTATCGTTTGCTAACTACGGCATACATTTAGCTAATATAAATTTAATATTACAATTAGTTATAGGTGTTATGACTATTGTTTACTTAGCGTATAAAATAAAAAACATAAGGAGTAATTAGTTATGTTAATGAAAATGATTGCAGATGAATTGCTATCTGATAACACAAAAGATGAGATTATTGATGAGCTTAATAAGTCTATTGAT